ACTTGTTTTTTACTGATCCCCCATACAACATCGCCAGCGAGAATAAAGGCGTTGCTGCCGACGTTTCAAAAGCGCATCGAAATCTGATGGACTCAGATTGGGATAAGGGGTTCGACTTCAAAAGTGTTACGGATCGTCTGCTCGATTGCATGGCTGAAAGCGCGACGGTTTACGTCTGTACTTCTCACCATCTGGCAAGTTCAATTTGGGATTGGATGAAACAGTGGAGCAGTCACAACAGTTGGTGCGTGTGGAGTAAACCCAATCCGATGCCGTCATTGATGAAGCGGCATTGGACATGGAACGCGGAGTTGATATGTTACGCCACTAGAGGGCGACACACGTTCAACTTCCCGGCAGAAGGTCACGCACTAAGCGTCTGGGAAATTAACAAGGTGAACGGAAAAAGCGGGCACCCAACTGAGAAGCCGGTGGCCGTTCCTGCTCACGCGATCTCGCACAGCAGTTCACCGGGACATTTGGTTGTAGATTTATTCCTCGGCAGCGGCACCACCCTAATAGCCGCCGAGCAGCTAGGCCGCAAGTGTTACGGCATGGAGATTAGTAGTCAATATGTGGATGTTATTTGTAATCGCTGGGCGAAGCTGACTAATGAATCGCCGGTGCTAGAGGAGACTGGTGAAACGTTTGACCAAGTCGCCAAAAGGAGACGTGGCAATGAGTGATCGAAAAATGAAAACTGTTACTTGCCCTGATTGCAACATCGATCGGCAGGTTCAAGACTACTCAACAGCTTCTCGATGCCGACCATGTGCGAGCAGAAAAAACATGCTTGGTAAGCCGAGCCACTTACGAAAGTATTCCGGCAGCAAACAAGAACGACATGTCGAATCAGTTCGACAGTACAGGTCAAGGAATCCAGATCGAGTAAAAGAATCACGACGAAGCCAGTATGTTTCCAGAAAGATTCGAGCAATGGAGATGCTTGGCGGATGTCAATGCTGCAACTGCGGATGCGATGAGTTGTCATTTCTTGAGATCAATCACATCGGCGGCGGAGGTTGCGTCGAGTTCCGCGAACGAGGGAATCGTGTAGTAGATAATTTAGTTTCTGGCAAGCGAACGACTGACGGGCTGAACGTGCTTTGTCGTGTGTGCAACGCACTTGATCATCTTGCCAGGAAAAATCCAGAAGCGGCTTCGGCATTTACTATTCAATGGGATTGCGACGTGATCGTCAAACGGTGGGAGACGCTAACCGGAAAACAGGCGTACCGCGATGGGCATTCGTGATACCCGCATGATGGAACGAGCACTCCGCGAACGCTGGCCTATCAAGCCAGAGTTTCGCGAAAAGATCATGAATGCGTTGATCGCAGTCATCGCAGACAAGAACACATCACCACGGGAAAAGACAGCAGCAGCACGAGCACTCATGCACGCTGACGCAATCAATCTCGAAGCTGAAAAGATAGTGCAGGCCGATCAGCACCACGGAGACAGGCTCGATGCAGAGCGGATGGATAGAATCGCTACAGTCGCTCAGCAGCTTGGACTTACAAGAGTTGTTGAGGCAATTGCCACCGAGCGATCAGGAAGCCATCCTGATGCAGCTATCCGGCAGGCCATCGACGCTAGGCCATCCGCAGATTCTTGACGAAAAGACCCGTGACCGCGAACGCAAAGCCAAGCAGCGTGCATCTGGTCGAGCACTCACGATACCGCCACCTCGCAATGTAGCACGTCGCATGGAGTGTCTTGCCAATCCCGAATTGCTTTTGACGACCTACTTTCCGCAGACCTATACCGAGTCATTCACCGCTGATCGTCGCGATATGCTACGGTCCATCTGGCGTGCAGCGCAGTACGGCGGCGATCAGGCAATCGCAGCTCCGCGCGGTGAAGGCAAGACGACGATTGCGATGGATGGTGCATTCACGCTGATGCTTGCCGGCAAGTCACCGTTTCCAGTGGTAATTAGCAAGAATCAAGACGCAGCATCAGATGAACTCAAAGCACTTCGTGAACGCATTTTAATGAGCGATGATTTTGTTGCCGATTTCCCAGAGATTGGAATTCCTCTGGTCGCAATCGGTGCATCGACCGCCAACGCACGCTTGCAAACCGTCAACGGCAAATTCATTGGCATGTACCTCGGTGTCAAGCATTTTGCGTTTCCTAATGTGCCTACCGAACTGCTCGGTTGGCCTGCCGGTATCGAGTCGGTCGCCCGTGGGCAAGTGATCGGAGCAGTCGGTATCGATGGTCGTATTCGCGGATTCAAGTTTCGGTCGCATCGACCAACGCTGGCGATCATCGATGATATTGAAGACAAGTATTCTGCAAACTCTGATGACTCGATCGCGAAAAACGAAACAACGATTGAAGAAGACATCGGCGGCATGGGTTCCTCGGCAAAACGTATAGCGCGCGTCTATCTTTGCACGACGCTGAACCGCAAGTGCAACGCTTACAAATACACCGATCCAAAGCAGAAACCGTCATGGAACGGTCGTCGTTACCGCAAGATGCTGCGTCCACCGGATCGAATGGATTTGATTGAGCAATATATCGAGCTTCGGCAACTGCGTGGTGCGGACGATCCAGACGCGCGCAAAGCGTTTGCGTTTTGGCGTGACAATCAGGCCGAGATCGAACGTGGTGCCGAGGTCTCGAATCACGCATCGTACAATGGAGATTTGCACGCAGACGGACAGCCGCTCGAATTGTCCGCAGTTCATGCCTACTACAACCGAGTCGCGGACGTTGGCAAAAAGGCGGTCGCTACTGAAGTCGACAATGATCCACCGGAGGAAGCCGGGCCGCAGAATATGGGCCTGACAGCAGAGATCGTTGCAAGTCGCATGAGTGGACTTGCACGGCGGCAACTTCCCGCGAACACCGAATATCTCACAGCAGGCATTGACATCGGCAAATACAATTGCCACTGGGTCGTAACAGCGTGGTGGCGTGGTGCTGGTGGTGTTGTTGTCGATTACGGTATCGCGGAGGTTAGCGGCAACGATGGCGTGAGGCATCAAGACAGACTTGCCGATATGGAAGCGTCGGAACCAGCGATCTATCGTTGTCTGCTTAACTGGCGTGACTATCTGCTCAATACACAATACATCGATGCAGCGGGCCAAGAACGCAAGATCAATATGGTGCTTTGCGACAGCGGCACCTATACCAACGCCGTGTATGAGTTTTGCCGTCAGGTTCGCGGAATTTTTCGTCCATCGAAAGGTATTCACAAATACCAGCGAAGGAAGCAGACGAGCGAAAAGTGTGTTGCAGCGGCGAACCAGCACGCACAATATCTGGACTCGGCAAACATCTGGCTACAGGAACTCGACACCGACTACTGGAAACAGTGGGTGCACGAACGGTTTTTGACGCCGACATTCGACGAAAACAATATGCTTCGGCGTGGCTCTTTATCGATTTATCAGCCGGAAGGATCACGGCGGCATCTATCGTTCGCACAGCATATTGTTTCGGAAGAACTCGTTCACCAATTCGTGGAAGGCAAAGGAGAAAAGCAGCAATGGGTTCAAAGAAATCCAAACAATCACTGGCTCGACGCAACGTATCTAGCGGCAGCGTGTACGGAAGCACTCGGCCTGAGCCTGATAACGCCAAGCGAGGTACTATTGCAGGCCAAGCCGTCACAGCCAAAACCATCACCGCAGCCTCGACAGCAGCAGCAGAAGACGCAGCACGGATCGAGATTTCGGCAGAGGCCGGGCGGGTGGATACCACGGAGACGATAGCGAAACCAAAAGCAAGGGAGTTCGAGGCGCGGGCCTGCACGATATGCGTCGGAATCCGTCCACATGGAAAAAATTACAGTCGCGTCTACACGACTCGCGGTCGCGTTCGATACTGCAAGTGCAGTTTTTGCGGTAACACTTGGGCACAAGAAGGCTGATTTTTTTGCCCGATTGTACTATTGGAATAGTACAATGATTTTAGGTGTTGTTTTGGCCGTGCTAGATTTTATCGCATGGCATCAGCAGCATCACTACTAGCACTAATCGACGCAGCAATCGAAGCACTTCTTACAGGCGGTGCATCGAGTTATTCTATTGGTGCGCGTACCGTAACGAAGCTCGACCTCGGATCGTTATTCGAGGAGCGTCGTCAACTTCAGATTCAAGCACAGCGCGAATCAGGAAGCGGCGGGATTAGCCTTGGCAAGATGACGAGGCACCGCAGATGATCGGCAAAATTCTTGACTCGATCGTTTCGGCAGTGTCACCGCTATCTGGCCTTCGCAGGATGCAGGCACGAAAGCTCTTACGATCCTATCAGGGTGCGGAACCATCGCGAGTCGCATCGAGCCGCACGCCTAAAAACCAACCTGCCGACATGGAACTACTCGGACCATTCGGTGCGGATCGCCTTCGGGCGTGGGCTCGCGATATGGTCCGCAATAACGCTTACGCTTGGGGTGTCGTCGATACAATCGTCTCGTCGGTCGTAGGTTGTGGTATCAAAGCTCAATCGACCTATGAGACGCCAGAAGGCGAAGATGTCGAAGATGTCAACGACGTTCGCGACAAGCTATGGGCGGAGTGGTGCGAAGTTTGCGATGTCAACGGACTCTACACGTTCGAGGAATTGCAGGCCGCAGCACAGCGGGAAATCGTCGAAGCTGGCGAAGTTTTGGTACGGATTATTCGCACGCCAGATACCGTGTACCGTGGTATCTTGCGGCCCGTACCATTGGCACTCGAAGTAATCGAAGCGGATCGGCTCGCAGGCGACAAAGATACCTACGCAGCGAGACTCTCAGCCGATAACGGCAATAGAATCATCCGTGGCGTCGAAGTGGACGACCTGGGCAAGCCCGTCGCCTACTGGATTTATAAAGACCATCCACTACAGCCGTACGCTTTTACGCGAACGCCAGAACGAATTCCCGCCAACGAAATCATGCACCTATTTCGTCGAGATCGAGTTGGGCAGACTCGCGGCGTGACTTGGTTTGCACCGGCACTTTCTTGGATTCGCGATCTCGGAACATACGTTGATAACGAACTGCAAGCCTCGGCGGTTGCGTCGTGTTTCACGGTCGCCATTAAAACACATACGCCGGTTGGTAACCTATTCGATCCTGATGGCGGTACCGGAACCGATACCGCGGGCAATCGCCAGCGATACGTCGAGCCTGGGATGATTATGGAGTTACAACCGGGCGAAGATGTCGTTGGACTCAATCCAGGCCGACCTAACGCAGGCGCAGAGCCTTGGATTCAATTGATCCTCCGAGGTATCGCAGTCGGCACCGGATTGTCCTATGAGGTCGTGGCTCGCGATTACAGCCAAACGTCGTACTCGTCGAGTCGAACCAGCCAACTAGAAGATCGTCGCCGGTTTCGATGTTGGCAACAGTATTTGATTCGGCACCTATGTCAGCCGGTTTGGGACGCATTTTCGGATGCGGCTGCAATATCCGCAATCCAAGGTTTTGCAACGTCTACCGAACTGCTCGAAGATCGTCGCCGATTTGCACCCGTGGAATGGCAGACGCCCGAATGGGAATGGGTCGATCCGCAGAGCGAGCAAACCGCTAGCGAAATGGCACTTAATTCGTTTACCGATACTTATCAAAATGTGCTAGGTTCGCGCGGTCGATCGTTCCGCAGTGTCTTCTATCAGC